CCGCCGTAGCAAAACGTCACCGTTGCGCGAAGCAATTCTTGGCCTGAATCCCGAAGAAGCGGCGTTCGTGCCGTATTATGACAAGGAGTCCGGCGAGGGTTTCAAGCCCTCGACCGTGGCCCAAGTGGTCGGTCGCATGTCGAAAGACAGCGCTGATTACCGCTACTCCGTCCGTTCCGATGCCTCTCGGAATGGCTGCTTTATCCTCTGTTCTCTAAAGTCTGATGGCTGATTTTGCTGTGAATGGTGCTCTGTTTTCGCAGAGCGCCGAAGACATGAAAAAGCGGATGAAGGATCGTTATGATCCTTCCAAGAATTATCCGCAGTACGACGGTGTGATGAACATCCCCGCTGATGTGGCTTACGCATTGGCGGAGTACATCATGCAAGGCAAGCCGATCGGTGATCGCAACGAGATTCCTCTTGCGATCAGCGGCTGGAAGAAGACTTCATCCAGTGGTAAGACTTACCTGAGCCTGAGCTTCAAGCCTCACTACAAGTACGAGAAGGCTGAGGGTGCTGCCGCCGAGGGTGGTGCTGCGGCACTGGCCGAAGCTACTGGTGGCGATGTGGTCGAAGACGAGTTCCCGTTCTGATAGTTATCGGGGCGGCGCTGTCGCCCCTTTCCAAATATGGCAATTTTTAACAGCAAAGAATTAGACCGTGTTGTTCATTCGACTGAACTACCAGATCTAAGCGAAGAAGACCTCGAAACTTTACGAGCTGAGTTGCTTGATTGCATCGAGGGAATCAACACCTCACTGGCTGAGGTCAAGCAGTTCGAGGACAAGCATGGCCTCACGTCTGATGACGACTGGCAGCATCGTGCTCGCAAAAAGCTTCGGATCTGCACGCAGTTTGCGGCAAAGATCGAAGCGTTCAAAAGCGGCACTCCGATGACGTACAAGGATGCGTATGCCGCTCGGCTGCGTGAAATCCTGCTTGAAGAACTTGGTCCAACATCATTGAAGAAGATTGAAGATGAAGCCGCAGAACTTGCCCGCGCTGACGTGGGACGACACTGACCCGAAGGCATCGATCGGACCTGGCCAGAGCAGGCCGATCCCTGGTGCTAAGACTGAGATGTATCGCGTCACCGTGAAGCCGACCGATGGTCAGCGGATGATGGTGCTGCTCCAGGCTGAGGATGCCGAGCGAGCAGTGAAGTATGCGTCGAACCGCTGGCCCGGCGCTGCGGTGGGCGAGGCGGAACCGGTCACGTGATCACGGTTTCGCCTTTCATTGCGTCTTTCGCATGTTGCAGCTCTTTCTTTTTTCGTGTAGACTGAGCGAGCTTCTTGAGCAGGTGCTTTAGGAGTGCTAGATCCATTGCTTTTGAACTGTGACCAAACTTGACAGACCACTTGACGTTACCTTGGATTCGGTCAGAAATCTACTGATCGAAGGGTATAACCGTTACGAGGAAGCGTTCAAGAAAGGCGATTCCGACCAGCGTTATTGGGACGGTTACATCCGTGCTTTGCATCACGTCATCGAGCTGGAGGGTCAGTAATGAGGCATCGTGAGCTGATTCGGGGGCTGAATCGCACGACAGGGCCGCTGCAACGCATTGGTATGTCGCTGATGTCATTACTGTCACCAGGGACAGTGATTGTGGCCACCTTCATAGGCTTCACTGAGGCCATCAAGGACATGGACGACGAGCAACTTGAGGCGGTGTTTAGTGATGAATGATCCGTATTTCCGCGTCACGACACTGAGTCGCACTGAACAGCCGCAGACGCTGATCTGGCAGGCAATGCACCAGGACTACAGCGAAGAATGCGTGGCCTATGAGCCCGTCCCATCTGAAGCGGAATCCGGCAGGATTGCTGTTCAACGACTACTGGCGGGTGGACGCGGGCACTACGGTCCGCTTGAGCATCCCAGCATCACGTTCAGTGTTGGCTGGTTCCCGCATTCTGTAATGCAGCAAGCTCGCACTCACCGTGTCTCCGTGAGCTTCGATGTGCAGTCGATGCGTTACACCGGGCAACGTGTGGCGCAAGTTGCTCGCGGCAAGGTCGATCTCGAAGAGGTGTTCTACCTGCGGCCTGTTGGTGAATACACCGATCGGCAGGGCAAGAAGTACAGCTACACGCCGAAGCTCAGGGCAGAAGATGCCGAACGTTGCTGGGATGCAGCCGAAGCCTATGCCGCCAAGCTGGAGCTGGGCTTTGCGGAAGAGCACGCTCGCGCATTGTTGCCGTTCGATTTCCGCCAGCATTTTGTCGTCAGCTTTAATGTTCGATCGTTGATGCACTTCTTGGATCTTCGCGCCAAGGCTGATGCTCAATGGGAGATCCAGCAGCTATGCGATCTGATGTTGCCGCATTTCATCGAGTGGGCACCTGCGATTGCAGACTGGTATGAAAAAAACCGTTGGGGTAAAGCGAGGCTGGCGCCATGACTGAACCATCCCGCCGTGAGCGCTATTTGAAGGCGCTTGAGATCGCAGAACGCCATGGCAATCGATTCATGGCTGCAAACATCCGCGCTGAGCTGCGGAAACTCGAATCACAGGAGACTCGTAATGACTGACATCACCCCACCGCCTGAGCTGGTGCAGCAGTGGATGAACGAGATTTACAACGATCCCTACGGTGATCCTCATTTCGTTAGCTCGGACGACCAAGCATTAGCCGCGCTTGCCGCCCAATGGGGTGCTGACCAAGAGCTGGAGGCGTGCTGTGCGTGGCTCCCCAAGCTACCCCCGTGGAGTGCAGACGATCTGCGCCGTCATCGCCGCCAGAAGCCGCCGAGTTTGAAGGAGCAGGCGCTGGCATTGATTGACAACTGCACCGACCCTCACGGTGACTACCTCGATGACAACGCCTTATCAACCATCCGCTGCGCACTGGAGCAACTTCCCGACGATCAAGGCTGAGTCGTTAACCCTGCCTGCCCACCACCTTTCTCCTTCTCATGTCTGATTCCATTTCTATTAACGGCATTGACTACGTTCGTGCCGACATCGAAACTGTGCCTGCTCCGAAACCCAACGTTAATCGTGCCGTTGTAGTGGTTGACCGTGGCTGGATTTTTGCTGGTGATGTCACCCGCGAAGATGGTCGCATTCGTCTCAGTCGCGCTCTGCATGTTTTCAAATGGGAATCCATTGGTTTCGCTAAAATGGTTGAGACTGCTGATGCTGATCTGCGTCCCATTGCAGACGTAGATATCCCCGCTGGTGCAGAAATCTTTTGCGTGCCAGTGTCTAATAGCTGGGGGCTGAAGTGATGACTGCTGCATTGATGCGCCCTGTCGGATTCGGCAACGGCTACGGCGACGGCTACGGCTACGGCAACGGCTACGGCTACGGCTACGGCTACGGCAACGGCGACGGCTTGGGCTTCGGCACTTGCTCGCCGCATCGCGGCAGGAGGGCTCAGTGACTGATTACAAACAACTCATCACCCGCATGGCTGATGAACTGGATCGCTACCGCCAGTTGCTAATGGATGATCGCAGCGAGGTTCATGCGTTGGCAACCGAAGCCCGCGCCTACCTCGCCCAGTCCGAGCCTAAATACCCATCAGACAAAGAGTTGCTGGAACTGATGCCCGAAACTATGCAATATGAATTTTCCTACGCAGCAAAGGTCTGCTCTGATGCAACAGGCGGTCGGGTTAAGCCACGCATCTTCCGTGTGGCACTCAACACCGTTGCGCTGGAATACGCCCAGGCCATTCTTGCACACTACATTTCCTAGTGGAACCCACTTCTATGCCTGAACTTTCACCGCAAGCCCAAGAGGTATTCTGGGCGTTCAACCGAGCAGCCAGCGGTAAGCCGGATGACTGGCATTATTTGCCCGCCATTGCTGCCGCTCTGCGAGCTGCTGCGGATCAGGTAATGCCGGAGCACGCCGAGCCCGTTGGTGATGAGCACGATGGTGCTAGGGCTGATCAGTGGCAGCGCATCCGACTCAAGATTCTCGCCATCGCCGACGAGCTTGAAGCCCAGTAACCATTTCCGCTAAAACCATGACCGATTCCCGCTATCCCTACACCTACGCCTGTGATTACATTCGTCGCGCAGGCCCCGTCGCTCAAAGCGGCGTGGTTTTATCACGGTCAGACGCATCTCTGATCCGCTGTCAAATCGCTAATGCTTTGGGGATGGATGACCATGAACTTGCTTGCAAGCTGGCTGACGCTGAGAGAGACATTGAAGCTCAAGCGAAAGAAGCTGCTCGGTCAATCGATGCTCTGTACCAGTAGTCACCTTCAATAAAGCGTTCGCTTATTCAAAGTTCAACGCACATCTTTTAACATGCCCGACTTCAAATTCAAACCAGGCGACCGCGTTGCGGAACGGCCAAGAGTGACGCTGAATGTCGCGTCCAGCAGCCAAGGCCGCAAGCTGTTCAGCCATCACGGCAAGCAACGCTACGGCACCGTGACTGCCACCAGCGTTCGCGTCAATGCCAGGGGTGCAAAACGCAAAATCGTATCAGTGCAGTGGGACGGATCGCAGCAATCATGCGATCATGAGCAAATGCGTTTATGCGCAATCGACGAACTTGCCGAAGCCACCCAATCCGTATTCAATGGCCATGCAGAATGATCCTGTCAACAGCCCAAGCCATTACAACCAAGGCGAGATCGAGTGCATTGACGCGATCGAGGCCGCGCTCAACGGCGTCGAATTCAGAGGGTACTGCAAAGGCAATGCAATCAAGTACATCTGGCGGGAACGGCACAAGGGCCAAGACGAATCCATCAAGAAAGCTATTTGGTATCTAAATCGAATTCTTAAGCAATGACTCAATTCGTCGGAAAATTCAACGATCAGCAGATCGAGGAGATCTTGATCAGCTTGGAGACCGATGCTGCTATCGCCAAGCGCATGGGCGTGTCACGCGCCAGCATCGGCCAGATCAGAACCGGCAAAAGCTACAAAAACGTGCATCCTGAGATTCAACGCAGGCTTGGTCGGTCATGCTTCAAGTGTAAAAACTGGAAAAACAGCGCTTGCCTGTTTGAATTTCCCGATCCAATAGAAGACGGTCCGCAAGCTGCTAATTATTGCAGCTTGTATCAGTTATAATTCGTGCAACTGCTATATGGCAATGCAGCCCGGCAACACCGGAGCGCAGTTGATGACCTATGGCATCACTGCGTATTTTAAACCTTGGTACTTTGATGGTAGGACTGTGTACTGGGGCGAGCCTGAACGCACCAGATCCGATGCAGAGCATTCTGCAACCAGGATTAAGCAGTCGATTTCATCGCGATCTGGTCAAGGCGGCTTCGTGAATCACTGGTAGCATTCAGGCATGGCAAGCTACCGTTTCCACGCAGGTCGTCTTGTGATCTTTGATCGCGATGCTACGTGGTTCGCGACGATCAAGACACGCAAAGAAACGGTAGAGCTGAAGCTTACTGCGACTGCGCCTGATGCTGCGATCTTGGAAGCTGAGCAGTTATACGCAGATGCACGAGCCGTAACGAATCCTAAACCTTATTGCTGGCAGTGCATCCACTGGCAGCCAGTAACATCAAATTGTGGACTTGGATTTCCAGAGGGACGACGCAGTGGCGGACGATTCGCAAACCAATGCTCAGCATTCTGGGCAGACTGAAGTAATCGAGTGCGACAACGGTGCGTACATCGAAACGCTATACGATAAGCGCACCGGAGAGCCATACTACCGGACGTGCTCCAGGGGCGGAGCGATCTGCCGGTATTCATCGGATCTGTGGCAGGCGCAGGTTTATGCGCAGTACTACTGATCCAGAGTTCCGTTCTGAAGCCAGTATTCAATAGCGTCTGCTCTGGCTTGGTCCCAGAACGGTTGATCTCTATACCATTCTTTGTAGTGCTTGTCCGATTTTGATCCGTTACAAATTCGACATGCCGCAATCAAGTTCGATTTAACCGTCATGCCACCCTTCGATTTCGGGATGACATGATCGAGCGTGTCTGCTGGTTTATCGCAGTATGCGCAGCGATGATCCCACTCCTCGAAAATCTGCTTGCGGAATCTGTTTTTACTTGTTTTCTTGGGGACCAGCTCGGAGCCTTCAATCGCATGACCGATAAAGCCGCCTTCTAGTGGATAGACCTCAACGTCAAAATCGATTATCTCCTCGGTTAACTCTTCAAGCCTGGCTGCAAAGTTTTCTGCAAAATCATCGGGATCTTGACCGTTAGCGCCAGAACTCAGGAACATGATCTTTGCGATATTCAGGTAGCGTTTCTCGACGCGATACGTCGATTCCTCTTGCTGTGGCACTCGTCTTGGACACTTGTTTGGATCACACATCCAACTGCCATTTACCAATGTGAGCTGATCCATTGGCAAAGATTCTCTGCATAGAGAACTTCGCCTGCACTGCCTGAATTCCTCAGCCACCTGAATGTTCGCGATGCGACACATTTACGGTAGCCATCGAGACTTTTTGTTAACCCTTGCTTCCGGCCACCTTAATGTCTCTGTTATATCTACCGGTCTCAGAGTAGTCCCGCAGTGGTGATGCGCACATTCTGTGAAACACCATCTGGCCAATTTTCAGGCCAGGGTACAACGGCAAATCGTGGAATCTGCGTGCATTCTTGAGTTCAAGTGTGAGCTTGCTTCCGTGCCAACCTGGATCGCAGAATCCAGCAAGCATGTGCTCATAGCCTTCGCGTGCGCGGCTTGATTTTAGTACAAACTGACCAGCGATAAACCTTGGCAGATTGAATGTTTCCAGCGTTTCGGCCAAGCAGAACTCATTCGGCAGCAACCAGTATGGATGTTCTGCTGTGCGCTTGCTGATGTCTATCTCGATCAAATCTCGTTGATCGGCGACTTCGATCATCAAGTGATTACCGAGTCTTACATCGATACTGGCTGGGTTGACAAGCTCAAGATCAAACGGTTCGACCATCGCACCCTGTTCTGAGTGCGAACGGATCTGCCAATCACTAAGAATCACGCTTCAAAATTCAGGCTTCACCAGAATAGCCCAACCTGTGCTCGGACCGTCAACTTCCCAGCGTCGCAACCAGTTTTTACGGCTGTACTCAACACGAGCGCCGAGCGACGCTGAATTGCCGATGTAACCACCGTTGATCATATCGGCCTCGCCATTTGGATCGTTATGTACGATCGTATCTTCGGTGTAACCAATCACGCAGGTCCAGTGGCCGCCGCCGCGTGGTGCGGTAGAGGGGCCATGGTGCAGCCAGCCAACAGCAACAGGCCGACCGGCATCGATCTCAGCTTCGAGTGTTGCAACCGAGCAGTCAGTGCGGAACCTGGCATCGAAGCCCAGTGAACGCAGCGCTTTTACTTGAGCTTGCGGGTCAGTGGTGTCGCCGAACCGTGCGCGGATGATGTTGTATTCGTCATCCGAGTCAACCTGGCCGTGATACCGAGCGATCATCGCGCAGGTGCTGCTGAAGCATTCGCGGTATCCGGTGCCGCTGGCGTTGTCGAGCTGGTATTCGTACGGCACATCCAGGATCAAGCCCTCGCTGCCAAGCTGAGACTGCATGATCGCAATCAGCTTCTCGGCGTACTTCGGATCGGATGCGTACCCCTCGCGGACTAGCAACCGAGCGCATTCGTTGCGATCATCAGCGCGATTCACACCATGATGCTGCTCGTAATCCTTGTACCACCGCGAGACGAGATACTCAACGCAGGCGGCAAGGGACGGGAAATCGATAAAGCTATCGGTGATCGTGACCCATTGCCCATCCAAGAACTCGCGGGTGGTCGTGGATGTGCCAGATCCTTTCAAGCCTAGGTAGTTGTGCTGGCCTGAGGTGTGCTTGCCCCACCCTGATTCGAGCGCCCACTGCGCAGCAACCACTTCAGGGAACTTAGCGCCAGCAACTGCAGCGGCAGCCATGATGCCATTCCAGTCATTATCGAAGCTGGCAGGCGCTTCGACCGCTGACGACCACGTGCTGTACCAGTCTTGATCGCGGCTCAGGAGACCAGGCGCAGCGGCATTGATGGCCTGCTCCAGCTCATGAATCGCAGCGTCCTGATGCCCGAGCCGCTTGTAGTACTTGAACAGGTCAATCAGTCGGATCATCGAACCAGGGAGCACGGATGTGTAGGTCATCAAGCCGCACTGGTGGCGGTGTCATTGGCGGTTGGCTGCGATGCCAGCTTTCGATCTCGGCATCCAGTCTGGGTTTTAAGGTCGCCTCAAACTTGCGGCGGTCGATGGCACGCTGCAGATCCTGCAACGGTGACCGTGTATCGAACCGCCACAACCAGCGACCGTCAGCAGGGATCAGCCCTTTTTTGCCTTGAGGCTACGGAGTGCGTGGAACACAATCTGGATTACGCTGTTGTCCTTGAGCGGGCTGAGAGCGATGATCTCAGACGCAGCTGCCACGATGATCCAAGTGATCGGTGAGGCGAGGATTTCTTCGATGTGCATTGGAGGTGTATTACTCTTGCCCTAACTCTAGCGATCCTTGCTTTCGAGCAATGTGATCCGTTGTCCGTGTTCGTTAAGGCGAGTGTAAATTTCTTTGCGGTCTGCTTTCATATCCTGATGCAACTCTTCGAGCTTGCCAGCGATTGACTCGACTGCTGCGGTAAGGCGGATTACAGCCTCGCGGGATTCACTAGTGCGGCGGGTGAAGCCCGATATGGACATGCCTGCAATGCCGATGGAGGCACCCAAAATCGCGGCGTAGATTTCAATCACAGGTGCCTCTGGTGCCTCCGGTTACAGTTTAGCTCCAGGGCACCCCAGCAGCTTTTGTGGGACTTCTTTTTTCATC